AGCGGGCATGGTTTTACGAAGAGTTTCACAGAGCATTGCTTGATTATTGAGCATGAGGAAACCCCGCAGGCGGACCGCCCGCCCCAACATAATTATACGTGGGCGCTACCGCCGGATCAACCGGCTCCACCGGAGCCGTAATGCCTAACGGCAACGTAACACTTTCACCCTTTTGCGGAAAAGGCAAACATGACGTAAAATAGTCATGCCGTTTCCCTCTCCTCAACAAACTATACACATCCATTACATCTGGACCATCATCCGTATTAACAACCCGCGAAAACTGCAAATTCTGATCGCGGAACCACTCATTAAAAATGAGGTTATACGCTCTATGCCACAAAACGCTATGCTCAAAATCAACTCGTGGCGGCAATCCCATATGGTCCGAAATCTCCAACTCAACATAACCGCCGGGAACTCTTACATTGACCGGCACCTCAAAATCCGTCGAATCCGTGGGATCCGTCTGTTCTCCATTAAACCTCTGCCAGTTGTCCCAAACCAACCTATTAGGAACGGCAAAGAAAAACGTCTCCATATGCAAATTATCCATTACCGGCTTAATCGGCGTAGCCAACCGAGCAAAAACACTCGTCCGCAAATTAAACGTATCTCCTGGCAACGCCTCATCAATATAAAACGGGATCAAATTCCCGCCGTTAAACGTCGTCTTATGCGTAAAACTTCTGTCAAAACTACTGCGCTGAATCTCCGCCTTCGGGACCTCTGAAAAATGCTGATACTTATTAGCTGGTAACCGACTCATCAGGCAATCTCCCTAACTGATTCACTCCGCAAAAACTGCACACCCGTGCCCATCGCATATCGACCTAACTTAATCTCACCAGTCGCAACATCAAAAACGCCTAACTCAAACAAAAAGAAATCCTCGGGATGCTTACCCAACAACGTGTCTTCTTCATTAACTGCATCCCCAAAAGTCCGCATCGCGTGCTCCCGAGTAGGCGCAAACCAGGGCGGCAAATACGCATCCGCCTTCTGGTCATAAAAACTAAAAATCCTCTGCTCTGTCATCAAATACTCTCCTTAGCAAAAAAGTGAGCCTTAGCGATCTTGCAGCGTTCCCGAACTCCTAACCGCTCGGGCGTCTGCTCTTCCGAATCTACCCCTCTTCTTCTCTTCTTCTTCACATCAACCATCAAAGCCTCGTCCATGTCTGTCATAAATCTATCATAATAGTGTCCGGGTTTAACCTTCCTACCCCGGACTATAACAGAATCATGCCGATAAACTTCTTCATGATACTTCTCAATCCACTCCCTACCAATCCCAGGCCTTTGCGACATCAAACCAAACTCAGGTAACAACTGAGTAATCTCGCCGGAAGCCAGATCCAAACCCTGGTAATACTCCTCTGCTAAATCACCCGTTACTTTCTTAAGAATATAGCCCGCGCAATACTGCGCGCTTTCAAACGTAACGGATCCAATCTCCGCAAGACCCTTGCCCCATATCTTTTCCAAAGAGGCTGACCTATATACTTTATGGTCGCCTCTACGACTAAGAAAAACTTTGTCGGGAAAATCAAAACCAAAAATAAGGGCATGATAATGCGGCCTCCCTGACTCTGCACCATACTCGCCAGCAGCGAAAAAACGTATACGGGTTCCCGTATACGCCTTCCTCAAACGCTTCATAAACAACTGGAAATGTCGCTTAATCAAACTACCATCACTGGGAATATGCTCATCAGTGTATGTCAATGTTAAAAAACAATTGGCATCATGCAACGATGCTTCGTGCATACAACGCATACCCCAGGCTCGCGACCTCTCCAACCTACACCCGATACACTGCCCACAGGGCAACTCCACGGGTCGATCGGAGTAACCTTCCGATCTCTTAAAGACAACGCCAAACTTCCCGTTGGGACCAACCTCACGGGACTTAAACGCCCGCAAGGGCGCATAACACGGCATCTAGAGCCGTATCCCACCACGACTAATCCTCGTACTCCCATTCATAACGTGAGTCTTCGTACCTCTGCGAAAAATCTTTCTCGAACGACCTCTCTTGATCCTTCCTCTCCGTGCCATCATCTACCTCCCTGTAAAATGGACAAAAACACTACGGAAACCGCTCCGTAGAACACCAACCAAAAACAAACCTTGACACTCCAAACGAAAATAGCTATGCTCTTTCTCATGAGTAAACCATACCACTATGCACTGGAGGAGTCAATGACTGCAATCCAAAAACTCATCAAAAGCCTTGAAACCAAGCTCGAAAGGCAAGAAACCATTGCCGCACAAACCAAAGACCAAATATCCGAGCTAAAGGCAATGCCTGCAAAGCGTTAGCGTCAAAAAAAGGGGGGCCAATCGGCCCCCCTCCAAAATCGTGGTACAGTTCCTGCCCTTGTTCTAACTGTACCCCATGACACCAACGGTGTCTACTCCACCGCCGGCACCTTCGCCGGCTCCTCGAGCTCCACTGGCTCGACCAACCCAAGCCCCTCCAGGGCATCGCGATCCTCTGCCCCACCGATCCCATTCATCCATCCCGAAGGGTCCTTCTCGAAGGCTTCTCGGGCCTTCTTGGGCAAGTGTCGCAACTTCTCCTCAATCAACATCACGGTATCTACCGCCGACTTATAATCTCTGAAGTCGGACACATCACCATAAACCGCCTGCGCATCCGTCAGCGGCAACTGCCCTGTTGTACTATAACGGGCAATAATCTTGTTGATATCACACTCATCCTTAAAACTCTGTCTAACCATCGAATCACCACCGCCAACGGTGACGCGTACGCGTTCCGAATACTGTGATCGTATGTTCATGACTACCTCCTCTTAAATTTAGCGGCCGCGGCTCCTCGAACCGCCCGCGTAACACCACTAGCAGCACCAACACCAGCCCCAGCAATACCAAAAATCCTCTCAAAATACGGAGCATACTTCCCGAGTGCGCTTCGCTCGACCGCCGCTTTATTCCTTAATCCCGGCATCCGCAACCGAAGCTCCTCGTTCATCAACTGTATCCCCGTACGCTGGGCCTTAATATTCTCAAACGTCTGCTGCCTAATCTTCACATCTTCCCCAGCGACATGACCTAAAATCCTGGTCGTGTTCGCCTGACTCTTCGTCTGATCCTCCTGCGCCTGCATATTCCTAATTTCCTGCACCAATCTCCTCGAATGCATTGCACTCGAAACGGCGGGTCCAACCACATCCGAAATCTGCGCCTGGGCACCACCAGGGCTACTGGCACCACCCTGCATATACGCCAACATCGGATTAATGCCCGCCAACCTCATATCCTTCACCGCTCTCTGATAGGCGCTACCACTCATCCTTTCCTGGAACGCCATCTGTTCCCGCGCCATCTCACGCTGCTGCTTATTCCGCAGCAAACCACCGGCAATACTACCGCCTGCCGCTAATGCTCCCACTGCCAACGGCACTAGTGGGAAAGGCATTAGAAATGATCAATCATACCGGGCACACCATACACCGGCATAGGCCGTGCACAAATCAAACGCGTGTGACTGTCAAACAAAAACTGCGGTTCGTCTGCAACCGCTACCACCCTAGCAATAGGTGGATTGTCAACAATAAAAACATCATTCAAAACCGGTCGCGGGTCAAAATCCTGCGATAAATGCCAAATATCCAAACTCTCCGGATGATCACTCCGGAATGCACCGGTAATCTGACTCGGCTTATATCGATACTCCGCGTAACGTTCTTGGTATCCAAAAACTTCGTCATCGTCCCCGCTGCCGTCGACAAAAATCTCCTTATTCAAAACTGCCTGCTCTCCCAAATGACTCAATGCAGGCCAATAAAAATCAAACCGAGTCTTCCTGCTCCACTGCCTCTCCAACCCTTGCTGATAGGTCAAATCAGCTCTAACACTCACAAGGCCAATAATCAAGCAATGCTCTGTGAAACTCTTCGTAAAACCATGCCCGCTAAAACTCGCCGTACCAATAGCAGCCAAATTCGCTTGTGGGCTCGCATCCGGCCCAGTCAGATCTGTCTCACTGGTCTGCGCAATCGGCGATATATTAACGTTCGCATGGCCTCCTCCCAAATACTCGGGACGCTGCAACCGCATATCCGGAGACGTCACACCAAAGTGTGCTTTAATAATCTCCGTATATCGCGTCCCGCCCCTAGCATCACGCTCCAACAACCTCTGAATCTGAAACGCCTGTCGCAAATCATTAATAGTAGTAACAGTTGCCAACTCCAAATTAGCTTCCAAATTCGGGTTATTCCAATACTCCGTCCCCGTGGGCGGATCCCCGAAAGCATCAATCGAAGCACTAACTCCTCCCGCCGTAGCATGAGGAAAACCCGCATGCGGACCGCCCGCCCCAACATAATTATACGTGGGCGGTTATGTTGAGTTGGAGATTTCGGACCATATGGGATTGCCGCCACGA